GCGTCTCAAGCTCGAAGAGAGTATTGAGGCGCTTACCTCTGAGATCCAAACTGAGAAAGAGCTGCGACGCCAGTTGGCTTTGTCTGGGAAGGTCCCTGATAAACTTCTTGGTAAAGACGGAAACGTCGATACTCGGAAAATCATCGACCGGAAGCTCCTAGATGAAGTCGACAAAGCACGCACAGGGAATCTGCCTGACAAGGATTCCCTAAGTTCTATTATTAATCTGTTGATACGTGGTTGTTTGCCCGGTCAGGAATGCCAGGTCTTAAAGATGTTCCTCCGGATGCATAAGGATGCGATTCAGCAAGAATGCCAAGTTCCGGTGAGGAGTGGGAAAGGAGATCGATTTGTTTTATTACAACGTAACCTCTTTATTCCGATTTCTCGCGGGGGCATGGGCGTCTTGCCGCCCCTTGGTTGGAAGACGGTGTTCACGCCGGCTCAGAAGATGTATGGTCGTCTTTTAGACTACCTTAACAAAATTCCTTCCTGCCCAGCCACCAGTCCTTTACCTGGTTACCCCGTCGAGTCTCGCCTTGACTTTGAGATCTCACCTTGGGATCTCAGTCTCCGCGAGAAGAACCCCCTCGACGTCTCGAGTCGCCCCTACTGCTATAACCCGTCTTTGAATAAGAAGATTGGTCGCGGTAGATTCGAGTTGACCCAGGACCTGCGCTTTTACTCTTCCGTCCCGACATCGGTCGTTGTGGACGAAATCCGTCACCCATACCTAAGAGGTAGGCGTGAGAAACGTAATGAGTTCCCGGCACGAGAGGTGTGCCTGGACGCCAGTCCTATGTCCTTTGAGGAAATGGGATCGATCTTGAGTACTCCCAGTTGGTCTGATTCTGATTCTGAATCTCCAATCTGGTTTCCTGATCAGCCTTATGATCGGCTGTCTTTCTCTTGTCGACGTCCCAAAAGTAGAGATCGTTCGGATCTCCTTGTTTGCGGGGATGTTGAGTCTAATCCCGGTCCCTATCCTGGAACCGAAGACTTCCATCCGCCCTATGGCATCCTCACCTGTCCTAACTGTGGTATATTCCTATTTTGTCGGAAGTGCCGTCGCTTCTCATGTTGCGACGACAATTGTAGACTTGTAGGTCTTTGCTGCGGTAGTGGTGACCCTAGATGCATAGATTGCGGCCTCTCTGCCGCCGGTGGCGATGCCTTGGACTGTTATCATTACAGTCCTCCATCTGAGAGCTCGAGCCCGAGCCCCTCACCGTCGCCATCCCGCTCCCTTACCCCCCCGTTTGTTGAGGATGAC